CTGATTTGTTTAATGTTGATGTAAAACGAGAAGTATTGAATAAAATGAAGGGAGATTTGAATATGCCAATGAACGTGGGGTTCATGCCCGATCATAATCCGGAATTATCAACCGATACATATGTTCCTGATTATGGTATCAATAATCCAAGAAATTCACAAAATGAATTAAATATACCATTTGATCAATGGTGAGTTAAAAACGAAAAAATACTAAATAGATAAAAGATAAATAATATTTAATTGAATAGGAAGGAGAATACTAATGGGATTTCAATTATCTCCAGGTGTTAATGTTAGTGAAGTTGATTTAACAGGATTTGTACCTGCCGTTGGAACAAGTGGTGGTGCTTTTGTGGGTCAATTTGAGTGGGGTCCGGTATTGGATTACACTACACTAGAAAATAAGAAATTATTACAAAAGTGGTTTGGTAAACCAAATGACGTAAATTACCGTGATTGGTTTTCATGCTCAAACTTTTTAGATTATTCAAATAATCTAAATATTGTTCGTGTTGTTGATGATACTGTTTCTTTAAACTCTGATGTGGTTGGAACAGGAATTTTAATTAAAAATGCAACACATTATACCGAAGTTTATGGTACTCCACTTGGGGATGCTTCATTTATGGCATCAAAATATCCAGGTGAAAAAGGTGATACAATACGCATATTAATTATTGATAATAATACATATGATGAAGTTGCTGTGGATTATGGTGATGTTTTACCAAATAAACCAGAAACAAGTGAGTATGTTAAAAATGTTGGTGGTGAAAATGATGAAGTACATATTTTAGTTTTAGATACATTGGGTAATTTTACTGGTGTTCCTGGGGCAGTTCTTGAAACTTATGAATTCTTATCAAAAGCTAGTGATGCTGTTGATTTAGACGGTAAACCAATTTTTTACGGTAGTGTTTTAAATAAAGAATCAGAATATATATGGTTTTTAGAAGTTCCAGATAGTGCAGATCTTGCCGTTGGCGGATCAATTCAATCAATCACTCTTGTTGATGGTGGTGATGGTTATACTGTTGCTCCCGTAGTTACTATTACTGGTGATGGTACTGATGCTACTGCAACTGCTGTTTTAGCAAGTACAGGTGAAGTTTGGGATGATGTTATCATTACTGCTAATGATCGATATGCAATTGCTCCAACAATTACTGTAAATGGTGATGGTGTTGGTGCTCTTGCAACTGCTGTTTTAACAAGTGATGGTGAACTTGATTCAATTACACTTTCAAATGGTGGATCAGGATATAACGTTGGTGATACGATTGCTGTAACAGGTGATGGTGTTGGTGCTACTGCTGAGGTTGGTTCTGAAACTGCTAATGTAATTGATACAATCATAGTTACAAATGCAGGGTCAGGTTATACAACTATTACAATCGATCCGGATACTACTTCTGGTGGTGGATCAGGTGGTGTTGCTACTGGTAATCTTACATTTGAAATTGATGTTGTAAATATCACAAATGGTGGATTAGGATATACAAGTGCTACAATCGCATTTAATAGTGGTGTTGCTACTGCTACTGCTACTGTTCAATTTGCAGTTGATGTTGTAAATATTGTTATAAATGGTTTAGATTATATTGATGGTACAACTATTGTCGATATTGCTATTGAAAATGGTGTACAGGCTACTGCTACTGCCGTTGTAACTCCAGGGGCAGATTATGATGCTATTTGGAATACCCCTGCTTTAAACAGTAAATATCAATCACTTGCAAATGCTTGGGATAAACAATTTACAGGTGGTGTTGATTCAGCAAATGTTGATGAAAGTGCATTAATTGAAGGTTGGGACATGTTCCGAAATTCAGAAGTTGTTGATGTATCATTACTTATTATTGGTGATGCTGGTGAAGGTATTGGTCCGAATTCACATACAACTGTTGTTAAACACGTAGTTGAAAATATTGCGAGTTGGAGAAAAGATTGTGTTGCATTTTTCAGTCCAAAATATTCAGATGTTGTTAATCAACCTGAAACATTGGCGGTAGAAAATTGTATCAACACACGAAATAATGTTAATATTTCAAGTTCTTATGGTTTCATGGATAGTGGTTGGAAATATCAATACGATGTTCACAATGATAAATATCGTTGGGTTCCATTAAATGCTGATATGGCTGGTGTTTGTGCTCAAAGTGATTTAGCCCGTGATCCTTGGTGGAGTCCTGCTGGATTTAATCGTGGACAGATTAAAAATGTTATTAAATTAGCATTAAATCCAAACAAAGGAAATCGTGATGAACTATATCAATCGAATGTAAATCCGGTTGTGTCATTTGTTGGTGAAGGTGTATTGTTATATGGTGATAGAACTCAATTAGCAAGACCAAGTTTATTCCAAAAATTAAACGTTCGTAGATTGTTTATTGTACTTGAAAAAGCAATTGCAAGATCTGCCAAATATCAATTATTTGAATTCAATGATGCATTTACAAGAGCGCAATTTGTTTCACAAGTTGAACCATATTTACGTGATGTTCAGGGTCGTAGGGGAATTAATGATTTCCGTGTAGTGTGTGATGAAACTAATAATACAGGCGAAGTAATTGATCGTTCTGAATTTGTTGGTGATATTTACATTAAACCAAATAACTCAATTAATTTCATTCAATTAAACTTTGTTGCGGTTCGTAATGGTGTTGATTTTGATGAAATCGTTGGTAAATTTTAATAAGGAGTAAGTAATGGGAATTGGAGTTAATGAGTTTATAGCCAACTTTGAACATGGTGGTTATAGACCAAATTTATTTAGGGTATCAATTGCAAGTCCATTTATGGTTAATGCTACCAAATCATCATACTTGTGTAAGTCAGCAAGTTTGCCACCTAGTAATTTAGGTTTAGCTGATGTGTCTTACATGGGTCGTAAGATTAAGATCGCTGGTGATAAGGATTTTCCATCATGGACAACTGATTTTTATGAAGATAACGATATGGTAAATCGCACATCTTTTGAATATTGGTTATCAAAAATTTCAGCACATGAAGCTAATACTGGTTATATTAAACCAAGTGAGTATTATGCTACTATTGTTCTGGATTTATTGAGTCATGAAACTGGTGATTCAGTTAGAACATATAAACTAATTAATGCGTTTCCAACAGAAGTTGGTGAATTAGCATTAGCATATGATTCTAATGATACAATCGGTGAATTTTCGGTAACATGGGAATTCAACTATTGGACAGTAAATGATATTGATATTTAAAATCAAGTAATATAAAAAGGGTAAATTTCGATTTACCCTTTTTTATATGTATAAATACTTCTATAACAATTTGAAATAGGTTTACTATGGAATTATTTGGCTGGAATATAAAGAAAATCATTGGGAATAACCCAAAAGGTACTACATTTGTACAACCCCATAAAGAAGATGG